AGCTGCGTGAGCTTTACACAAGCAAAGAATGGCCTCGACGTCGACAGCCGAATGAGTCAGACTCCAACGAGCAGACAAAGCTCTGGACAAATACAGCTGAACATTGAGATCATCAATGTCGGCCATAGAATCGCAGTAGGAAATCCAACGCTCCTTCAACAAATCAATGTCCTTGACGCTTGGATCAGAGAAGGTAAGCGCTGCTTTCAAAACGTCGCGCACGACAGTCGTCCTTCCCTCGGGTAAGTGAACTATATCAAAGGAACAAAAGTAACCATGATCACGGAGCATAACCTTCGGACTCAAATTATGCTTTCGAGAGATCTCACGCTCCCAACCAGTCACATCCACCTCTCCACGCACGGCCATAGTCACATCGTCGCCCATTATCATGATGAACTCAATAGACTCCAAAATGGTAAGCGCCAATTCGGCAATGGCAATCATAGATATGTCATTGTTCCGATCCAACGTAAACCCAGCGCCACTCGGATTCTGGTCGGCAAGGCGAATGCTCACTCCGGCCTTGACTGAGGAAGCAGTTCTGTGCTCCATATACTCCTCGATGAAAGTCAAGTACTCCGACGGAATACCAAACTTGCGTAAAATTGCCCTGTACATGCGCGCGGACCTATCAGTCTGAGACTTGTCAAACAACGCCTGGTCGATCTCGATGTACCGACGCACACCCTTGGCGTTAGGTCTCCAATCGAAGGCATTGAGGAACCTCACGATATCAGCCCTGCTCTTGCACTGCATGATGAGCACGTTCGGGCGCAACAGAAGCTGCTGACGCTTGACCTTCTGTCTAAGCATAGGGGATAGAACAGCAACGGACCTCCCAGTACCGTCGTACTGAATAGATTGCGGCAACTTCAGCCCAGTACGATAACTGGCATCGAGTTCGGGCTTGAGCTTGCCCTTGAGCATAAAGTTCATGTGGGAAGCAGCATGAGCCATGGACTCGAGGCTGTACTCCTCGAAACCGACAAGTTTTTTGAGTTTGGCGGGGTCCTGTCGATAAATCCACTCCCTGATGGACACTTCATCGCACAATATGGGTTCACACCTCTCGAGATACTGAACAGATCCAGGTACAAAGAAAACCTTCAACATCGCGGCCCAAGTAGCATCCCAAAGATGCTCCTCACTCAACGGATCCGCAACGTAAGGTGTGTTGGCATTCCTCTTCTCCAACGTCTGAAGAGTTGTCTTAGTGGTCTCCTTGATATTAGGCAGCAAATGCGTGCGAATGACCGGGGCGAAAAACGTCTCCGGTTTAAGAAACTCAACCTTGGTCATATCGACTTTGGTGCGCAAAGATCTCATGACTATGGCAACATTAGCTGAGGCACGCTCGGCCTCAGTGTACGTGACGTCCATTATCTGTGAGTACGGAAAGGCCTTCCCAATACCAACCATCAAATC